GCTAAGACTGGTATTGTTTATCGTGAAGGTAAAAATCAACGCAATTCTGCTGGATTCTCAGCTATATTTTACATAGCAAACACGACAGCCCCCGGCGCAATTTATGAAACCGCAGGTCGCAAAAACCCATTTGGAGATCCTAAATCTCAAAGTTTGAATCCTACTGCTGGTAGACAATTTATTGGAGCAGCAGGTGGGCAAGCAAACATGAAGGGTAATGGTAAATCAAGAGGTCGTGCAATATTTAGAGCATGGGCCGAAGAAAATGGCCGTGTAGTACCGGCAGTATTAAAAGCAATAGATTATACAGCTGCAAAATTTAACAAAATAACTGAAATTAAGAAGGTAGCATAGTGGCCAATTTAGTAATTTCCGCAGTATCTACCTTTAATGGCAAAGGGTTAAAACAGGGCAAAAAAGAAATATCAGCTTTTGAAAAAAATGTTAAAAGCCTAGGCAAAACTTTTGCAAGTGTATTTGCTGCTAGGTCAATATTAAATTTTAGCAAAAAGGCCATAAATGCGTTTGCAGCAGATGAAGCGGCTGCGAAATCTTTAGCCGTTCAATTGCAAAATATGGGATTTGGTTTTGCTACTACAGAAGTTGAAAAATATATATCAAATCTAGAACGAAGCACAGGTGTATTAGACGATCATCTTCGTCCGGCATTACAAACATTAATTACAGCTACAGGATCTTTAACTCAAAGTCAAAAAGCATTGGCAATCGCATTAGATGTTAGTGCTGGTACTGGTAAATCAGTAGAAGAAGTTAGCATGGCTTTGGCCAAAGGATTTACAGGGCAAACAACAGCAATTTCTAGATTAGGTGCTGGTATAGATGCGGCTACAATTAAGACAGGCGACATGGAAAAAATCATGGGCGCTCTTAATAATAGATGGTCAGGTCAAGCTAAAGCTAGGTTAAGTACCTATGCAGGAAAAATTGATTTATTACAAGGTGCAGCTGCTAGAGCATCTGAAACCATAGGAAAAGATTTATTAGATTCTATTTCTGTCTTATCGGGCACAGATGGAATACAAGGTGCTGCTAATTCTATGGAAAACTTTTCCACTCAAATTGGTAATGCTATTTATGGCTTTAGTTTATTAATTGCAAAAGCTAAAGAGTTTGCAGGATTAAATCAAAAAGAATATATATCACCACAAGGAAAAGTCATAGGAGCGTTAGGTGCTTTTGGTCTTTCAGGATTAATTTTTCAACAATTAGCAAAAAGTGGAGCTAAGGCCAAAGCTGCTCAAACCCAACCTAATGTTGGTGGTTATAGCAGTATTCCGACAGCAATGGAAGCCGTACGCGTTAAAGAATGGTACGCAATTAAAAATGCTATAAAATTACGCAATCAAGAGAATGCTGCTCTCAAAGCCAAAACGGCTGTAGATCAACTTAAAGATAAATTTGATTTAGAACGAATTGGTTTAATGGCTGCTCTCAATGCTGCTACTGATGATGAAACCAAATTCAGACTTAAAGCCCAATTGGCAATATTGGATAACAATGAGGCTTTGGCTAAAAAATATCTTGCTGAAATGAATGGCAAAAAAGCAATAGATGAATTGGCTACAGCTGCTAATAATGCAGCAAACGCTTTAGGTGGTATTTTAAGATTATTAGGTATTGGTGGAGATCAAGGCCCAACTAGAGCTGCAGAAGTTGCATCTGTTAATTATCCTTCTACATTAGCTTTTAATGCCGCAGGTGCTATGATGCCTACATCTGGCAGGTCTATTGAAGATCAAAATCCAAACAATTTGATAAATGTGACCGTTAATGCCAACAATTTGATAGATCCAAATCAATTAGCACCAATTATTCAAGATACCATATTAAGGATTAACAGAGCTGGTAATCAAATACAGTCTACCGGTGGTTTATAATGGCATTACCGACCATAAATGCAACTATAAACTTTAGTACTGGTCCAGCATTTGCAGCCGCTATGCAAATCAATATTGGAAAATTGGGAATAAATGTTTTGGGTAGTCCAGGTGGAGTAGTTGTTGATGTATCCAGTCAAATTGATTCAATACAAACTTTTAGAGGGCGTAATGCTTTAGCAGATCAATTTCAAACAGGTACTCTTACTATGCGTATTGTAGATCAAAATGGTGATTTTAATCCACAAAATACAACTGGTCCTTATTATGGATTGTTAGATCCAATGCGTAAAATATCTATTACTGCAACTTATCTTGGTGTTACTTACCCAATTTTTGCTGGATTTATTCTTTCATACAACACAATTACACCTAAAAATGTGGGTGAAGTAGTTTATACAACTATTACAGCTGTAGATGGTCTTCAGTTATTAAACAATGCTCAAGTAACTACAGTTGCTGGTACAAGTGCTGGTCAATTATCAGGTGCTAGAATAAATAATTTATTGGATGCGGTTTCATGGCCAGCAACACAAAGACAAATTGATGCTGGTCAAACTATTTTACAAGCCGATCCAGGTACTGGTCGGACAGTCCTTGCAGCTTGTCAAACAGTTCAAATTAGTGAATATGGAGCATTCTATATGGATGCTTATGGAAATGCTATATTTAAAGACAGATTAACTTGCACTAAATCACCAAATGCAACAGCTGTTGTTTTTAATGATAATGGTACAAATATTTCATATTTTAATGCTTTATGGGTTTTAAATGATGCTCAAATTTTTAATAAAGCATTTATTACGGCTACGGGTTTAGCCACACAAACAGCCCAAAACAATGCAAGCATTGCCAAATATTTTACCCATGGTTATACTCAACAAGATCTGTTAATGCAAACCACTACAGATGCTTTAAATTATGCCCAGGCTTATGTGGCTAGTAGAGCCGAAACTACAGTCAGATGTGATGCGATTACACTTGATTTATATTCTTCTAATTACGCCACAGGTACAGTGGCAGCCCTTGATTTAGATTTTTTTGATCCAGTAACCATCACAACCACTCAGCCAGCGGCTACTGGCACTTCAACCCTTACTAAAACTTTGCAGGTATTCGGTGTCGCTCATTCAATATCTGTGAACTCATGGAAAACAACATTTACCACCCTAGAACCAATTATTGATGGATTCCTGATAGGATCATCCTTATATGGTGTCTTGGGAACAAACACACTAAGTTACTAAGGAGCAATAATGGCATCAGGATTTCCAGCAGCAACCGGTGATGTTCTCACCAGCACAATGTTTAATGGCTTGACTAGTTATACCGTAGGCACAGCCCAGACAGCGGATTATACTCCAGTATTAAACGATCAATATCAGGCTTTGGTGTTAATGAACAAAGCCACAGCAATTAACTTTACAATTCCAACAAATGCTAGCGTTGCATATCCAGTAGGTACCGCAATAACTGTTCTTAATATTGGAGCAGGTGCATTAACTATTAAAGCTGTAACATCTGGCACTACAACAGTTTTATCAGCTGGAGCGGTTGCAGCACAACCAACCGTTGCTCAATATAAAACTGCGGTTTGTATTAAAACTGCAACAGATACTTGGTATGTAGTGGGAGCAATTGGATAATGATTGGAAATATTGTTGCAGGATTATTTGGCGATAAATTACCACCTTTAAATGTCAATTATTTAGTTGTTGCTGGTGGTGGAGCTGGCGGAGCTGGCGATAGAGGTGGCGGTGGTGGTGCTGGTGGTTTAAGAAGCACGGTTACAGCAACCGGTGGTGGTGGAACTTTAGAATCTTCGTTAAATTTATCTTTAAGTACAAATTACACCGTCACTATTGGTGCTGGTGGTGCTGGTGGTTCAAATGAAGCTGTTGTAGGTAATCCCGGCAATAATTCTATTTTTTCTACCATAACTTCAACTGGTGGTGGTGGTGGTGCATCAAGATTAACTAATGGTGGTAATGGTGGTTCAGGCGGTGGTGCAGCGACTGGTGTTAGTGGTATACCAACTAGCCCTGGTAGCGGTACCGCTAATCAAGGTTATGCTGGTGGTAATGGTACTGGTACTGCAGAATTTGGTACTGGCGGTGGCGGTGGTGCTAACGCGGTTGGTGGTAATGGTTCAACAACTGTTGGTGGTGCTGGTGGTGCAGGAGTTGCAACTTCCATAACTGGTTCATCTGTAACTTATGCTGGCGGTGGCGGTGGTTCTATTAGAACCGGTACTGGCGGTACAGGCGGCGCAGGTGGCGGTGGCAACGGTTGTACAAATACTGGTGGTGCTACAAGCGGTACTGCAAATACTGGTGGTGGCGGTGGTGGTACTCCTGCTGGATTTACTTCTGGTAATGGTGGTTCAGGTGTAGTAATTTTAAATTATTCAAGTATTTTTACTATAACAATTGGAGCTGGTTTAACTGGTTCAACAACAACAAGTGGTGGCAGTAAAATTACAACAATAACTGCTGGTACTGGAAATGTGAGTTGGACATAATGGCACATTACGCATTTTTAGATGACAATAATATTGTAACTGAGGTTATAGTAGGCATTGATGAAACCCAGTTAATTGAAGGATTAGATCCTGAAACTTGGTATAAAAATTTCAAAAATCAATCCTGTAAAAGAACTTCATATAACAATAAAATTAGAGGCAATTATGCTGGCATAGGTTATACCTATTTACCATTAGAGGATATTTTTATGCCGCCTAAATGCCATGCAGAGGCAATATTAAATGCTAAATCTGCAACATGGGAATGTTTAAATGCAGATCATGAGATAAAGGAAATCAATGCCTAATACATCACAAGTAACAGTAACCACTACAGCTACTTTATTGGTAACTGCCAATAGAGCAGATCAGGCTGTTTATCTTCATTCAGCATCTGGCACTATTTATGTTGGTGGTGCAGGTGTAACTACCTCAACTGGATACAAAATGGATAATGGCGATAAATTATCAATGCAGTTATCTGATAATGAATCTCTTTATGGAATTGCAGCAAGCGGTACCCCTGTAATGATGGTGATGGCGACCGTAAATTGAAGCCATGGTTATGCAAGGCTGGAGTACAGCTCAGAGAACAGATCGATGACTGGTTTCCAGACCGTGATCGTAAAAGTGATGGATGGCTTGGTGATTCTCGCCATGCCACGCGAATCTCAGATCACAATCCAGACGAGTTGGGGTGTGTCAGAGCCATTGATATTGACGCTGATTTGGGTTCACAAAAGGGGCTCTCGTTGTATCTTGCTGACCAACTCCGGGATTGTGCAGAAACCGATAAACGCATTTCTTATGTAATACACAAGGGCAAAATAGCAAGTCCTAAAGCTGGTTGGTCATGGCGTGATTACAAGGGCATTAATAGACACGATCACCACATCCATATTAGTTTTAGCAAAAAGGGCGATCAAGATAATACCTATTTTCAGATTCCACTTATTGGGGGAAAAATATGAAACTATCAAAGAAAACCAAGGCCGCATTAAAATCTTATTTAAGAGCTGTAGCAGCATCCGGTATTACCGTGGCGCTCGCTATCGCTGGTGATGTTCGTCCTGAATACTCTGTCCTTCTCGGTGCTGTTATTGCGCCCTTAATCAAAGCCTTAGATCCTAAAGATACTGATCTAGGTGTCAATGCTGAGTAATGTCTGCAAACGATTGGATCGCTATTGCCGTTGGCGTATGCACCATAACCACGACTTTATTGCTGGCTCTACGCTGGGTTATTAAAGCTTATTTAGCTGAGTTAAAACCTAATGGTGGGTCTTCAATGGCTGACAAAATTGATCGACTTGAAAAGCGTGTCGATGATCTATTTATCTTGCTAAGCAAGTCATAATTTTAATCATGGCGAACACACGCAGGCCTTCCAAACGCAAAAAAATTAACAAGCGTAGAGTTCGCCATACTCCCGAGCCATTGACAAAATTAGATCAATGGTACATAGCAAAACATGAGATGTTTAGAGCTGCACGCAAGGCTGGATTTTCTGAGTCTGTTGCGCTTTATCTAATGGATAGTCCTGAAAGCATGCCTGATTGGATCGTAGGCGATAAAGGAATTATCCCAACTATTCCTACCCCCGAAGAGGACGAAGATTAAGCGATACTTAGTAATAAGTGATTTGCAAATTCCATACCACCATGAGACAGCTGTAAAGAATGTTATCAAGCTTGCGAGACGCGAGAGATTTGATAGCGTATTATGCGTTGGTGATGAGATTGACTTCCAAACCATTAGTCGATGGGCTGAAAAAACACCTTTGGCTTATCAGCAAACTTTGGATGATGATCGTACGGCAACTCAGGAAATACTCTGGGCTCTAACCGAACATGCTAAAGAAGCTCATATTGTCCGGTCTAATCATACTGATCGCTTATATAACACTCTCTTAAAAGTACCTGGCTTAATCAGCCTGCCTGAACTGCAATACTCAAAGTTCATGGATTTCGATAGTTTAGGCATAACCTTCCACAAATCATTTTATGAGTTTGAAAAAAATTGGATATTAGCCCATGGGGACGAAAGTAATGCAAATCCCAACGCGGGTTTAACTGCCTTAAATCTTGCCAAAAAGGTAGGTAAGAGCGTAGTTTGTGGGCATACCCATAAATTGGGTCTATCATCGTTTTCTGAGGGCTTAGGAGGCCAATACAGGACGATTTACGGGATAGAAACTGGAAATTTAATGAACAAAGCTAAAGCGACTTACATAAAAGGGATCGCTAACTGGCAAATGGGCGTAGTTATTTTAAACTGGGACGGCAAAAACATGACTCCTACGCTTATCCCAATTAACAAAGATGGTTCATTCACAGCTCTTGGAAAGTCGTATGGGGCTTGAAACCGACCATAGGGATCGTACGATTGATGATCATATCGACGATTTTGAGGATATTAGCGTTATCTAATCGTTATAAGACACGCGGAAAATAAATTACCCAGGGTCATTGATTTAGGTCATACTTTATGTATCTGCACAGGGTGTGTGGATAGATAAGGGCTATATTGTGGGAAGATCAACGCTAGAAATATGGATCTATTGCATGCTGGGTTTAATAACAGCTTATGCGATATACATTAAAATCCAAGAAAACGCATTCCAAAGCGGATACTGGAAAGGCCGCGCAGATGGCTGGCGCATAGCAAATCGAAATAGGGATTTAACTGATGCCAACAACAATTGAGAAATTATTCGATGAAGTTGTTAGCACAATCCAAGATCGTGGTGCAATCTATGGACATCCATACATTAACCACAAAAGAATTGCAGATTTATGGACTGCCTATCTCGATTACCCTATCCAGCCACACCAAGCAGCTCTATGTATGGCATTGGTCAAGGTCGCTAGGCTTGCTGAAACTGCATCCCATGAGGATTCAGTCAAAGACTTGCTCGCCTATGTTGCACTCAGTAAAACTATCTATGATGCACAACAAGATTCAGATTACCTGTGGGGAGTAGATGATGGCATTTAACTTAGAAGATTATGAACCTGTAGAAGAACGATTGGAAAAATGGCATGCAAAATATGAAAATGGAAGAATCGAAACCGAAATCCTGGAGCATAGTGCCACAAGATTCATTGTTCTATGCAAGTTATACAAAACGCACACCGATGATAAACCGTTTGCTTCAGGTGTTGCATCTGAGACAATTTCAGATCGCGGTGTTAATGCTACTTCTGCGTTGGAAAATTGCGAGACTTCAGCGATCGGTAGAGCGCTTGCAAATGCAGGTTTCGCAGCTAAAAACAAACGCCCTTCTAGAACAGAAATGGAAAAAGTGAATCGTGCTGAGTTCAAACCTAAATACGGTGCACCCGGATCTAAATCAGCTGCAATGGAAATGGCGTTACATATTGTGGAGCAGAAATCTAAAAATAGTGTTGAAGAGCCTGCTCCTGTTGTGTGGTCTGTTGGTGAAAGCGTTGCTCAAATTGGTGAAGTTATTGATGTTAGTTTTATTTGTAAACATGGTGATATGGTAAAAAAAGAGGGCGTAAGTAAAGCCTCAGGAAAACCATATGCAGGTTATGTTTGCAGCGCACCAAAGGAAGAACAATGCAAACCTAAATGGGCAATTTTAACCAGTGCAGGAACTTGGTATTGGCCAGATGATTCAGAGCCAGGTAAAGGGGGTGAATGATGGGTTATTTAGAAATAATTGATGGTAGTGGACTGAAAGCCACCTTTGATGATGATGGCGTTTCAGTTGTACCAACGGGACTAGCTGAGAAATGCGATGCGTGTAACGATGACAGATTACTTCATGAGGGCGATCTGCTTAAATGTTACAATTGTGGTTGCATTAACAGGATTCCATAAATGCCGTTTTACGACTATAAATGTGAAGGCTGTGGTGGTATTTATACCATCCACCACGGCTTTCATCAAGTTGATCCGGTGTCGTGTTCAAAATGTAATACACCGATGGTTAAACAATTAAGTGCAATTCCAGCGATATTCAAAGGCGATGGATGGGCAGGTAAAAATGGATAAATTCAAATGTAATGGCTGCGATCGGAAAACTGATTTCATTTGGCTAGATGATATTGATGTACCCGAGGGATTCAGGGTCTACCAATGCAAAGATTGCAATTGTGTTGGTGTTAAGAATCTAGCTGACAAGATTGATCCTGATAAGTCTGTATCTAGATGTAACAGCTGTGGATCTTGGCAGTTTGATGGCAAGCCTTGTTATACATGTATGTTGATTGATTTAGAATGACACGCCTTCTGACCTGCGGTTATGTTAATGGATTTGACATCATATGATACGCTCTAGATCGCATCGGCTATCAAAGCCGAAACGCGAGCCCCGGCAGGGGTCGCTCGCGAGGTGCACGCTAGTTGCCACCCTTGTATTCATTGAGGTCTTATGCTTTGAAAAGACTGATTCCGCAGCTCTTATGAATTACAAAACTACACACTATAAGCAATATGCCTTTATTCAATTAAACAATTCATTTACAGAGTTTTACTGTTTAGATGATCTATATACAGCTGAGAGTAGGTGGAATCCAAAGGCTAAGAATGGTAGTCATTATGGTATTCCTCAAGGTAATAGTAAGTGGTTGCGTAAGGCAGATCCTTTGCAACAGATTGATTGGGGTATCAAGTACAATAAAGAACGATATGGTTCTATGTGTAAAGCATTACAACACTTTAAGATTAAAGGATGGCATTGATGAGTACTAAGCATAAAGTACTTGGTACAAAGAAATGGAAGAACAAACGCTTATCCATATTACAACGAGATGGTTATGAGTGTTACATGTGTGGTGGTCAAGCTGAGCAAGTTGATCACATCATCCCACGAGTTAAAGGTGGCGATGTGTTTGATGATGACAATCTAATGGCTATCTGTGCAAGGTGTAACCGCGCTAAAGGCGGTCGTTTTTTTAATAGCATGGCGAC